GAGAACGAAATGCAGATGCTGATCGATGGCGTCAAAGCAGGGTGGGTCAAGAGACTTGGTTCACCAACGATGGGTTACAAGCCCAGTAAAGAACAACTAACCGAATATAAGGAGCGATTGCATTATGAATTATCTGTACTTAAAGAAATGGGTTTCGAGCGCTACTTCCTCATTGTACAAGACCTCGTCAACTGGTCTAAACGATCTGATATCTTGGTTGGCCCAGGTCGAGGATCGGTGGGAGGTAGTCTCGTTGCTTTTCTTCTCGGAATCACCGACGTGGACCCGATTAGGTTCAATCTTATTTTTGAGCGCTTTATCAATCCTGATCGGCTTGATCTGCCTGATGCTGATCTGGATTTTATGTCTAGTCGTCGGGGCGAAATTGTTGATTACCTCGTTGAAAAGTATGGTCGGGATAAAGTCGCCGGAATTAGCAATTACTCAACCTTAGCCTCAGCCTCAGCGCTACGTGATGCCGGTCGCGTTCATGACCTGTCACAGTCGGAGCTTCTCTGCACACGCTATGTCCCCAAAGAGCATGGTCAATCAGTCACGCTGACTGAAGCTGCCGACCTGGTGCCTGAGATTGCCAAGTTTCAGGAGAAGTACGAAGAAATTTGGGGCACCGCAATCAAGCTTGAAGGTCGTATGCGCAGCATGGGTCAACACGCTGCTGGCGTCGTCGTCGCAGGAGAAGCTATCTCCAACCGAGCGGTCGTGGAGACGCGGGCCAACAAGCACGTCACGAATTGGGACAAGCGATCCGTCGAGGACTGGGGTCTGATCAAGCTAGACATACTCGGTCTATCCACGCTGGACATCATCAGCAAGGCGATCAACACCATTGAGAAGCGCTGGAAGATAAAGGTTGATCTGCTTGAAAAGCACATCGACATACCGGAGGTGCTTGCTGAGTTTGGCAAGGGTAAGACGGCCGGCATCTTTCAGTTCGAAAGCTCCGGTATGAGAAAGCTTCTGACGGACTTGGCAAAAGAAGAGCCACTGAGTTTCAACGATCTCGTCGCCGCAACCGCACTGTATCGACCAGGCCCAATGGACGCAGGTCTGTTGGACGACTACGTGTCGATCAAGCAAGGCTTTAAGGAGCCTGAATACGAACACGAAAACATGCGAGCCGCCCTGGAGCCTACCCACAGCGTCATTGTATATCAGGAGCAAGTCATGCAGTTGGCTCGAGACCTTGCAGGGTTCTCGATGACTGACGCTGACCACCTCAGAAAAGCGATGGGTAAGAAAGACATGGACATGATGATGAAACAGCGCGACAAGTGGGTCGATGGCTGTAAGTCACACTCCGGCATGGACAGTCGTATATCCGAAATGCTGTTCGACAAGATTGAGAAGTTCGCCGGGTACGCCTTCAACGCGTCCCACTCCGTCGAATACTCAATCATCTCCTACTGGTCAATGTGGTTGAAGTTCTACTACCCCGCTGAGTTCTATTCTGCCGCACTGTCGGTCGTTGCTGAGGAGAAGCTGGCGACACTGGTGAAGGACGCAGAGAGCTACGGCGTTCTGATTCTCCCGCCTGATGTCAATCACTCCGGCTTGGACTTCGTCATTGAGTTTGACAAGGCTCGAGACCTGACGGTTCTCTACACGCCATTCAATCGATTAAAGGGTCTCTCGGACAATACGACGCGAGCAATCCTCGAAGGGCGTGCCAAAAAAGGTGGCCCATTTGAGAGCAAGGAAGACTTCCTGCTGAACGTGAACAAAAGCAAAGTAAACAAGCGTCACCAAGACGTTCTGAGCCGCGTAGGGGCGTTTTGTAGCGTCGAACCGACCGAGATAGCGGCGAGACACCCGGATCGCTTAAAAGACCAGCTAGAGCTTATGCCGGGTCTGATCATTGAGAACGTAAAGGCTGATCGAGGCATCGTGGTGACGGCAGGGATTAAAGGCATGATCTCGAAGGTGATACTGGACTATCAGTCGTGCACCGCTTGCAGTCTCAAATGCGCCGCTCACCCCGCGACCAACCGAGGCACCACGCCGAAGATCATGGTTGTCACAGACTCACCCAACTGGACGGAAGTCGAGCAGATGAGGATGTTCAAAGGCAAGGGCTGCGACTATCTCAAGGCGGGTATTGACTCGTCACTTCTCAAGCCGGCGGACTGCTACTTCACTTCATTGGTCAAAGCACCGAAGGAGAAGGGCGGCTCACTCACGAATGAAATGATCAATGGCTGTTCGCAGTTCATCGACCGCGAGGTGGAGATCCTCAAACCACCGGTTATCGTCGCCCTGGGTGGTGCCTCGATCCGTCACTTCGTACCAGACGCCAAAGGTGGCTTTGCTGAACTGTCGGGCCAGGTGCACTATGTGCCCAAGCTCGACGCGAGCATCATCTTTGGTATCTCGCCCGCAATGTGCCACTTCGAGCCGTCGCGCATTGAAATGCTGGAGTCGGTGTTCGAAACCGCAGCGTCAATGGTGATGACATGAGAATTTTAGATTACAAACTTCTGGAAGATGTTGAAGGGCTGGAGCCCCTGTTCACCAACTACCTGGAATTGTCAAAAAAGCACAGGCCCCACGCTCGCGGTCAAACCTGGGCCGGCATGTTCAATACCAAAAAATACAAAGAAGGCCAAGTCATCTGTGAAGAGGCGCGTACTAAATTGCGGTCGCATATAAAAAGCACACTGCCTCAGAACATACGAGTAAATTACGAATTCAAACGGGTGGACAAATGGGACAAGTGGATGATCTTCATTTACGTCGAATAGTCCCACCCGACTGCCCAAGTTCTGAAAGCTAGAATATACGTTAATCAATCAATGAAACAGGAGAAGTAGAATGACAGAAGAAAACGCAACGTCCGTTGACGCCAAACAAATCGTCAAGGACACCACCATCAACCCGGTCGATCTCGACAATGAAATGCTGGTGCAAGCCGGGTTGTTTTCGAACTACGCGGCATCTACCGCGAAGGCTGAACTCGCAATGGACAACCTCAAGCTCAAGCGTGACATTGTCCACGCCCAGGTCGACAAGGAAGTTCGTGACGCAGCCGCGGATGAAGGTCGCAAGGTCACTGAAAAGCTGATCGACGCCGAAGTCTCCACTGACATTCGTGTTGTGAAGGTCATTCGTCGTCACAACGAATTGAAGGCAGAATTCAACACGCTGAAAGGCGTTCTTGAAGCCCTCAAGCAAAAGCGTGACATGCTCGTCCAGCTCGGCATCAACAGCCGTGAAGAATGGAAGGGTGAAGTGCGGGTGAAGGAAGCTGAAGCCGGTGCTGCTGCAAAGGGCAGCACTCGTGAACGTGTGGTCAAATCAGCCGCCAAAGCCAGCAGAGAAGCTGCCTGAACACGGGTGTAAAAATAGTCTGATACATAAGTCACCGGTGACTATACTTATGTAGCAGTTGTGAGCATGACACCGTCACAAGACAACGTCATGCCACAAACTTTCAAAAACTTTCAAAACTTTAAAATTGGAGTACAAAAAATGTCAAAAATTATGGATTTGGTCAAGAGCAAAAAGCAGGCCCTTCAAGCATCGTCGGGTCGTCGCGAAAAAACCCTCAAGCCCCAACCTGGCAAGAACCGCTTTCGTATCCTCCCTGGCTGGCGTGCCGACAAGGAAGATCCGATGTTCTTCGCCGACTTCGGTCAACACTTCATCAAAGACCTCGACGAAAACTTGAAGGCGGTTTACATCTGCGCTGACAAGACCTTCGGCAAAGTCTGCCCCATCTGCGACGCAATCGATCATGGAATGCGCACAGCCGGTGATGACGATGTGATCGAAGCCCTCAAGGAAGGCAAGAGCAAGTCTCGCATCCTGTTCAACGCTCTGCACCTGGACGGTGACGATCCTTCAGCACCAATCATTCTCGACCTGACTCCGACCACTGGCGAAAAAGTGTTCGACATCATGGACGAGCATGGTGATGACTTCCTCAGTCTCACTGATGGTGTTGACATCATTATCAACCGCACCGGCAAAGGTCTGAACACCGAGTACAGCGTTCTGACTGCTGCCAAGAGCAAGCCGGTTGATAAAGCTGTCATGGCGAACTTGAACGATCTGGACGCTTACGTCATGCAGGAATACGACGAAGGTCGCAACAAGGCGCTGGCAGCGATCAGCACCGTGACCGGAATCATGCCTGCTGGTATCAGTCATGACGCACCGACTGCTGCACTCGAACACGACGACTCGGCCTTCGAACCTGAAGCCAAGACTGCCGCTCCTGCGGAAGTGCCTGAGTTCGAGGAAGCTGATGCTGAACCTGAAGCCGAGGAAGACACCACCGTCGCCGCTGTAGCGGTTGAAGATGAAATGTCGACCGACGACCTCGATGCCATGTTGGCTGA